AAAGTGGTCAGTTATATGTCTGTCCACCGCTTTGCGTGCTTCGTTCAATGCGAGCTCAACTTCGTTGAATCTCGAATCTTCTATCATTCTGCGGGTTACTCCGACTGCAATTCCCCATTCCTTCACACTTACACGCTCTGAGCGCATCTTTGTGTGTTGGTATGCGGGAGTGCTGCCTTCATCAATAGGTTCCATCTTCATGGAAGGTAGTGCGAAGGAAATGTCAATGTCCCCACCTGTGTCTGTCGTCATGGACTCTGCAAACATCGCTATAACCGGAAGGTCAGTTGCTTTGTAATCGACAAGAGCATCCTTGTAATCTACAAGGGTTCTCTCAGCGGTTCCAGTACCTGCATCTGCGTATGTTCCCGAATTTGTGGATGTTAAAAGTCCAGCTGTTTGTGTAAACGGCATAATTTATCTCCTATCTAGAAAAGGATTACCTTCACTAGCGCCTCCGTGCTGTTAACTGCTTCTAGAGTCATGCAAATTGGGAATTTTGTTGCCGCTGCTGTTCCTGTGTGAGCGATAATTTCTCCTACATTGCCTCCATCTATCATACAAAGCATCCCTGCAGCATTAATATTTGTTCGCTGCTTAACTCGTACAATTACACCACTTCCAGAAATGCAATTAACGGTTGCTCCCGCTGCTGCTCCTGTTAGTGCTACACCTAAAGCTGGTTCTCCGTCCGAATCTGAAGGGTCAACTTCGCCGTCGGTTCCCATCATAAGAACGTCTCCAGCAGTTATAGTTGAGCCAGCTACAAATGGTAAAATCCTTGCCGGTGCTCCGCCATCATTTACTAAAATTTCTGTTGCCATATTTAGTTCTCCAGCGCTTCTTTATTAAGCGCAATTTTCCCGTCCTTCATAGCGAAGAGACGAGTTACTTCTTCTTCACCCTCTACTGGGGTGTCTTCCGTGTCTCGAGCCTTGCCCTTGCCGAAAGTTCGCTCGGTGGCGTCTGCATCTGGAATACTTTCCATAGCAGTCGCGAAACCATCAAGTTTGGTTTCTTCCCAAGCTGACAGTTCCTTTTCGCGAGCTTCCTTTGTCTCATCCGTCAAAGCGTTTAAAATAAGCTCTTTCGCAACAATCTTNGAAATAAAAGCTCCTTTGCGTGCCNTTGCTTCCGCAGTAGCGCGCTCTTCAGCCTCCTTNTCAAAATTAGCGATTGCCGCAACTGCCTCTGTGTATTTCGAATTCAGCTCTTCATGGACATTTTTTAGGTCCACGAGCTCATTCTTTACTGAGGCGAACTCCCGCTCGACAATAGATTCGGCGTTTGACACTGTTTCTACAACTTTTTCTTCGGTCATATTTATGTCCTCATCTAAGTGTTCACATTCACATGTCTTTCCACCCTCGCAGTCGCAAGGTTCTTTTTCATTTCCTTCATGGCCCTCGCAAGGACCATCAATAGTGCAAGCATCACAAACAGGAGTTGCAATTTCATTATCAATAAAGCTCAACTCGGCGGGCCGTATATTAGTAGCAAATGGCTCTCCCATGACATCAACGTCATTGGACAACCAATCGATACTGACATGCGTAATATCGCCTGTTTTCACTTTATCGAGCACCTCAAGCGCTCTTTCATTTGCATTTTTGTCGATTTTAGCCAGCATTTTTATTGCTGTCTTTCCATCTTCAGTTTCAACCACCTCTGGATTAATGGCTGTGCCAATTAAATCCTCGGGTGTACGCTGGTGCGTATAATATATAGGTAACTCGTTAAAGTTACTTATACTATCCTTTATAATGGACGGTTCTATATAAACCTTTTGGTCNTTTCCGTCTTCTTCGTAGGTATGCAGCCCCGAAGTTAGTGCTGTAACAGGAATTTCAACATAATCCTCTGCAATTGAAAGCTCTCCAAAATTCAGTGCAAAGGTTCGTTGTTTCTCTGTTCTGCTGCCCTGTCGAGCGAAATTACGCTCTACTCCGTTTTCGTCAGCCCAAAATGAGCATAGCTTTGAAGCTAATTTTTCAGGGTTATCATGACCCTTTCTCTTTAGAGCTAAACCAACTTCTTCCTTACATGCTTCGTATTTACTCATTTTCTATTTCCCGTGGCGTTAGCCGCTGGCTTGTTGCCTCTNTTCTCGGTTCTTTTGCTTTCTTCTTTCTTATCTNCNTCCTTACCACCTGAAACGTTGACGTTCTCGGCTGTGTCCTGAAGTTCAGTTACGCCGCCGGGATTCATACCACGTTCCAGTCTTACCTCTTCAGGTGAAAGCACACCCTCAGCGAGATAAACCATATCCGTCTTAGCCTTAATAAAGGAGTCATTGACGTTTATTTGGCGGAACTTAAATTTTGCGTCCCCAAGTTGCGGAAGTAACTGCGAATTAAGCGCAGCTTCCACGGACGCTTGTAAATATCTTACATAAGGCTCAAAAATTGGCCTTGCCTGTTCTGGCTTCTCCCACATAGTTATGGGTACCTTAAGTGCCATATGAATCTTCTTNGTAATATCATCCATATACTTTCCATATTCAAAGGCTCTTTGTGTNCCCTGCATTTCCTTGACTTCAATATCATTACCATGAATAATGTCCTCGCCGGGTTCCAAGGAATTAAAAGTGTCCACAATCTCNTTAATTTTATCAGGACCATAAGGCATATCGGGGAGTCCACAGCTAATATCAAACCTACTAACAGCGTATTTATTGAGAGCAGCTCCCACGTCCCGTTCTGCATAATCTTTGAGGTCAACCAGATAAAGAATTGGATGAATGTCAGAAAGACCATAAGCGTAATCATCAAACGTGTTGTTAAGAAGGTGTATAACTTCGTCCTCTTCAAAGCGAATATCTTCTTTCGGGTCACCAATTCTTTGATAATAGTGCATAATCTGGCCATTCTCATCCCTCTGTATATACATATTCTGTGAAGAACGTAAAACCAGATTGTCGCCTGTCCATTCTAGATAACCGGTTCCAAATATTCTCCCATTCCTTAGCCAGCCGTATATAAGCTGGTCTATATTTATGTCAGAGAACATTTTAGTTACAGACTCTTGTAAAGATTCGTCATCAGTTACAATGTCCCAACCATCCTTACTGGCGTACAAACAGGGGAGGTCAATTAGAGTTCGCACTAGTGGGTCACTCAAATATACATCCATATAGGTTTTAGCGTCTCCTATATGCTTTTCAAAATCCATTCCAATTCCGTACTTCTGTTGAAGCCGGAGTCTCCGTATAACGCCTTCGCCATAACTGCGCGGTTCGTCTTTATCATAAGACGGGTTGCTGCCTACCGTGGCGAAAGTACGCCTATTAAAAGGCCAATAATCTTGGAGAGCCATTTCAATCACTTAATATATAGTTCCTTACTATTTAAAGGTTTTGCTTATATCCCGCGCATTGTACGCTTATTAAAAGAATTTTTACGGTTTCTAGTAGTTAAAAGACCAGTTATTCCTCTATTCCCCTTACTAGTCCTAAATTTACTTTTATTTTCTATAGATACCGTAGCAAAGGTACCTTCGGCGGGTAACATAGACAAAGCAGCGTGTATAGCCATAACAGAACTATCGCAATAATCATCATGCTTATTATCAGGAGCTGAAATCTTTTCTGTCTTATTAGCTATATCCATTACATATTCCAAATCTATATGCTGTCTAAGCCATCTTTGTATTAATCTAGCCTTATCAGGAGCCAGTTTGTCAGAATTAGGTACCCTAATCTGACGTTGTTGAACATAAGATACATAATCTCTATATACTTGCGTCTTAGTGCCTTTCGGACCACCTGTAAATATAAAACCTATAAAATGTATACTCTTAGGAATACACGCTACTCGGAGGTCCTGTTCAATCGCACCACCAATCCCAGTAGCATCAACAATAAGACGACTAGCATTAAAAGTTGTGGCAACGTCAATGATACGTTCACGTTGATATGGTATATCGTGTCCCCCAGTTTTAGGAGTGATTTCTTCAATATATATAAGCCTTGCGATATTTCCAGTATCAGTTTTCTCGGTCCGCCATACGCTAATAACAGTGCTATTGACAGATTTACCAATGTCAACACCGACAGAAATATTAGTGTTATGTTTTCCCATTTCCCTAGCGGTTTCGAGGGTATCGAGGTCGTATTCCTCCATGCACGCTTTGAGTTTTTCCGGATTAAAGACATTTGAGACACTTTCTACAAATTGACATTCATATTCAGTTCTCCAATAAATGGAATCTTCCCCCCATTCCACCATCTTCGTTAACATATCTTCTTCAGTATATGCAGCTTCATAAGCTCTACCTTGCACTATAGCATCTTTCCAATTATAATGAAGCCTTTCAAAGCTTCCCGCGTAGGCGTCATCATATAGATAGCGCCACATGTGATTTTCTTTGCTCTTTGGGGTGCCTAAATTGACAAATGGAGCCTTGTTAGCAATAATACAAGGCTCTACATTATCAACGAACAACTTATCATCAATCAGCGGGCTTTCGTCTATAATCAAGAATGTCGGGTGCTGTCCACGTATAGCCTGTCCTTGATTGGATGGAGCTAATGGTGCTCTACGAAGCACTGTACCTCCTTTCATAGTTATGCTAGGCTTATTATGGAACCTGTAGTTCTTAACTAAGGAATCCAGGAACGGATTATCCGCGAAATGTCGATATACGTAGTTAAATATCAACGCGGCCTGGTCTTCAGATGGCGCTAGTACGAATATAAGGTCGCGAAAGCGCTTAAAGAACATATAGACAACAACTGCTACTGATAGGGCGTATGACTTTCCACTGCCTCGTGGAGCCAGAATTGCTA